TCCTCCAACGTCGTCAACTATGGCAATTACGTCAGCGGCAACGGGGGTGGGTAAGTTAGTTAGATCAGTAATTTTCTTGTTAACCATTACTCATGATTAAATGTGAATAGTTAAAACTATTTCCTTGAACGCTTTTTGATGGGGGTAATCTGATATGAGGACGGATTGTAATTCTGGGCGGCTACCAAACAGTAGATGATACTCATTACGGAATCCTGTGGGTGGTTAAACATCTTCATGGCTTTTTGACGGGGATCCTCAACTGCGACTTCCTGGGTTTCGTTGAGGTCTTTTCTAGTTACGGATGTCATGTCGTCTAATAAAAAGTCAGTTTGCCAGTCATAATAGTGCGGAATCATAAACATCGTTTTTTGGAACTTTTCGTTCCTAGGGTGTAGCGGATGTGATATATGCATCCCAATAAAGTCAATGAAATTCTGAATTACGGTAGTCTTGTCAATTTGGAGTTTTGCCTGTTCAACTCCATGCTTGTCTGAATTTTGCCCGTACTCCGAGGTCGGCTTGACCTCGTTGCCTATGGTTTGACATCCGATAAACTTCTGTCTGCCAAGCCCCGAAAATTTATTGTCATGTGCGTCACGACCTCCTCCTTGGATAAGTGGAATTTGATCCTGTCCGTATCCCCAGTCTCCTACTCCATAGTCTATGTCATAGTTTCTGAACAGGTCGGCAATATGTCTGGCTTGATCCATTGGGTGTTCGGCTGGACGGGGATCAATCCATGCCAATTGATACCTGTTGCTCTTACGCCAGTGAAGGATAATAGTTGCGACGGTCTTTGAGGCAGTAGGACCAGAACCGAAATCAACCCCACCTAGCACTCTGATCTCGTTGCCATAGGTGGCCTTCAAGTCCAATACCTCCCCTGGAAGTAACAGTTTCAAGTAGTTCACATAACAGGCTTGAACCATATCGGGAGTAATTGGACGACGTTCAGCCTTGTAAAACTCACCTCTACAGTGAGACAGATACATGGAAAGGGGATAGTGCTTCTCCTGATACTCTATGGATAATTCAGGCTGAACATGATACTTGTGAATTGCGTCATGTATTGTAAGGGGTATGTGTGGGAACATTGCCTGTGGGAAATGATATCCACGATAATCCACGTTGGTCGGATTCTGTGCAACCCATTTGCCCTGCAAGATTTTAGCCAGCTTGTCCTCGTCATTGGTGATGGCACCAAATGCGTCAAAGGTCAGTTTGTCTCGCCACTCGGAATCGTCATACTTCCATTCACGCTGATCAGTCCTTTTCCACATCCTGTGATATTCAGAACCAGCCTCCCCACCAATGCCAAACACATACACCCTTCCGTGAGTCTTTGACAGGGAATACATTGCGACGGGAAGAAAACCAACGTCTTGGGCTTGGGCTTCGTCCAGTATCAATGCCTGATTGGATTTTCCCTCAACTGCGTGATACTTGTTTTCGTCAGTTACAAGGTATATCACAGAACCGTTAAGCAGCTTGATACGTCCAACGTTTGCCTTGCCATGGGGGAGGTATGACTCCATTTTTGGATTTGCGATAAAAGTCTCCTGACGGAGTCTCTGCTCTGAAAAGGCGGACCTGTGGTTGTCGTCGTCCACTACATAGGTGACTTCGCATCCAGGCTTGTTTAGTGCAATCCATGATATCAGGGAACTTGCGTTGGTGGTCTTGTATGTCTGTCTGCCGTTGACAAACATTTGGTGTGGGTGTTCGTCAAGCAGCGGCTCAAGCCAATATGGATCTTGTTTAAAATTAAGTGGTTTCCTTCCGATCATTGGACGAAAATCCTTGATAAAATCCAACAAGTTGTCTGGAACTACGTCGGGGTTTGCCTTGGCTCGTTTCTCCCTCATTCGTTCTTCTAGTATTCCTAAACGGAATCCGTCACTATGTACCATTTTTCTCAGGAAATTCCTCCAGCTCTGGAGTTGTTTGTAACAGTTCTCCCTCTATCATTTTTAATCTTCTGGCGAAATCGTGATTTTTTTGCACCGTGGAATACACTTGAGACTGATACCCTACGGCTTGGGAAAGTTTTATCATTAAGCCATGGTCTTTTTCATCGTCAGGCTTTTGAGATTCCTTAAAGAACTCCTCTGCCAGCGTGTCCATGATGGTAACGGATATCTTCCCCACGTGTGAAGGATCTGTCCAAGACTCTTGCATCATATATTTAGATAAAATTTATTTAATAAAGTGTTTCTTTTTCATGTGGGTTAGCATTTTACCCTCGGAGGTGGTGAAAAAATCATGTTTTAGACAGGCGAAACTTGGGAATTTACTCATTATATGGTATCTCTAATTTATCCAGTATAAGTTTTAAATAAATGTCTGTTTTGTACTGTTTTTCCTGTATGTCCCTAATATCTTCATCATGTGAAGTATGAATCCCAATTGAATTTTTATCCTGCTCGGAAAGTTCCACTATCTTGTTTTTTAGTGCGATAAAGCATTGCTCCTTTTTCCAGAAATATCTGATAAGTCCTATTACGCCAACCGAGCAAGGAATCAAAACTCCAACTATGATTTCGATCCACATGGGTAAAAGTTATCCTAGATGCTTAAAGGAGTTTTTATATTCAATCTTCTTCGCAATCGTCGTCGTGATCCCCGTCAAGACCGCCACAATAGTCACAGGTTAAACTATGCAAGATTCTCCACAGTAGTCCTCATTGACCTCTATATTTTCCCCGAAAAAATCTGACAGGGTTGACTGATTTTCAATGTCCTCCGTCGAGGATTTGTAACCCCACTTGTTATACCTTTTTGCAAGTTTGCTTCCAACTCGATCTATTTCGGCTTCCAGCCATTTAATAGTTTCAAATGCCAGAGGATCATATTTTTCCATTAGCTTTAAATCCCATTCTTCGGCATGAGCTCCACAGTAACATTCACCTGATCTGTTGAGCCATTGATACACGGGGGTTTTCTCCAACTCGTTCTCAATGAAATAGTCCCACAGCTGCTCACCGTTCTTCCACAGGAACGGCTTGACGTATGGTAGTCCAGAGTTAAAGTCAAGAGGCTTTTTGGTATATTTTTTCACCTTGTTTCTTGCACGTGATTCCTTCTTTCGAACCCCAGATACGAAACAGGCATTTTCTCCAGCTTTAATTTTAGGTCGCAGGAAATAATACCATGTGTGCATTTTCAGATACCCCATCCACATGGCGTGGTTTCCAGCGAAGGCAAAACCATACTTCATGACGATATTGTAAAACCTCTCCTTGTCACTAGCCCAAGTCATGTGGATTGGCCAGTTTCTTTTTCTGGCATAGTCCACCACGAACTGCCTGGTATCCCGAGCTCCAAGTCCCGTGTTGGTGAAAACTATCCCTGCGAATCTGTCAGGATAGTTTCGGGCAATAAAGTCAGCGACACAGACTGAGTCCTTGCCACCTGAGAACAATACATAGAACCTGTCATAGCCATATTTTTCAATGACCTCTGACATTATTTGTTCAGGGGACTGTGGCTCAACCCATTCAAAGCTACTCAAGAAGAAAACCCATCTAATGATTCATTGCTCTGGGGTTTTAATCTATTGCGAATTATCTCCACGTACTCTGGGTTTAACTCGATTCCAAGCCATCTGCGGTTGAGTTTCAGGGCTACGAGGGCTACCGTGCCAGCTCCCATGAACGGATCAAATACCACTCCAGGCTCAAAGCCTGCACCGCATTGACAGGTTTTCTCGCCTACCTTGCGGTAACTTGCAGTTACCGCATCTTTTTGCATCTTCTGTTTCATGCCCTGAGTAAGATCCTCGGAGTGATCATGCCATGACTGTCCAAGTGACTTTGCGTACTCCTCGGTAGGCTCCATGATATTCTCCACTGGTATGCCGCATTTCTTACAGACTTTCTCAGGGACAGCACAACGAATGATCTTATGTGGCAGCTCCTCTGGAAATGTGGCAAAATGAGCCGCAACGAACGGCTTTGGATTGATAAAGAATACGTCACCTGGGTTTTTCCCCTTTGGATCATTGAGTGCTCCGTCATGGTTGTTTCCAGCACCTCTAGAGGCGGCCATTCTGACCTTCAGTGAGTTGTTAGAGTCGGGGGTATTCTCGGTGGTCTTGTAGATTTTTGTATAGTCCCAGTCGTCCTTGCCTACTGCCCTGTTCCTGTGGATTCCCTGAGTCAGTTGTCCTGGGACATCCAGCTCCTTTCGATTCAGTTGTGATTTCTCCACTGGCTCCTCAAAGAGACCTGACTGTGTCTTTTTGGTGACAATGTTCTTCTTGGTGACCTTGGAGTCAGAAATGGGCTTTTCACGAACTGCATCCAGATCGAAAAAATATTTTCCCTGCTTGACGAAGAAGAATATGCTCTCCCATTTGTTTTGGAACCTGTCCTTTACTGAAGTCGGCATGGCATTGCTCTTAACCCACGGTATGTGGTTGCGTAACAGCCACCCGTCATCAATACATTTAATCATGAATCTTTCAGGTATTCCGACTCTGGTTTTTGGCTTTAGGTGAATTTTAGGCTGTTTCACGTTGTATGCCCCTGACTTGTCTGTATACTTTATAGAACCATACTGGGCAGTTTTTCCCTCAGCCAAGTCCCTCATGCCGCCTGACTGGGTAGAATAGGAGTCTCCAAGGTTGATCCAACAGGAGCCTGAGGGCTTTAAGATACGCTTAATCTCACGCATAAGCTCCATCATGTTGTCCAGATACTCCTCAAATGTCTCCTCTGATCCCCATTGACCGTCAACCTGATAGTCCCGTAATCCCCAATATGGAGGGGAACTTATGCAACAGTCTACGGATTCTGAAGGGATATCCTTAATCCTGTCCAAGCAATTGCCTACGAGCAGATCGCCATTGTGCCACTCAGACATTTCTGCTCCTATGGTATAGTTTCCTGTTCTGATTAAGTTTTTCCTTGTTTTGAATATAATACAGTCTTTGCTGCAAGAGTCGAGTCTCCTTTACCAGCCTAGCCCTCTCCAATTGTCTGGCTATCTGTTTTCGGTTAATCGGTGTGGGAGACAGGATTTTTAATCTGCTTTTAAGATTCCTCAACAATGCCTTCCTCTCCTGAAGTGTCAGACCTTGAATGTCTGTAAGAAATGACTCATTCATCAATTCGCTTCCTTGTATCCTCATAGTAGCCATTGTCCTTGCGTTCCCGTTCCCTGTCCATGGTATTGTGATAAACAAATTCAGGATCGTTAAATCTGGCCTCAATCTCCTTCTTTCGAAACTCCAAGTATTTTTTAGTCATTCTAGGCATGAGGCTTCTCCTGTAGGGATTCCCTGTATTTTTTACATTTAGGCTTGGTTCTGACTCGATTGTTACAGCACTTACAGCGGACACCTTTGGATTCTATGGTTCCTAAATTTGATATAAATATGTCACAGGCAGCACATCTTACGCCAAGTGCATACCAAGAGGTCTTTAGCCTGGTTGTTTGAAATTCTTTACATTTACCTACACATTGAAACATTAGTGCACCTCATCAAACAGACACTTTATAATGTCTTTATAGGATTTATTTTGAGTCCTTTTATAATTAGTATTGTGATAGTCACGTAAATGGGTTTTGGGAGTTCTTACTTCATAACTCCCACATAGTCTGCAAAACCAAGTTACTTGGTGTTTTGGGGGAACATGGCCAAAAAGTTCGCTCATTTTTTACCCTTTCCACATACTGTCTGACCACGATCTGATATAGTACATTCCACGTTGGAGGCGTGCCAGTGACTACATAGGGCTTTCATACCCAC